TTGACTTCCTCGATCGAGTATGCTCGCATATCGAGACGGATGTTCTTGATGTTGCCTTCAAAGAACTAAAAGATAATTGCAACGCCTTTAAGCAACGCATTAACATGAAGCGAGAAGGTATTGCTAATCGTGGTATCTGGACTGCAAAGAAACGATACATCCTTAACGTATGGGATAACGAAGGTGTACGATATACTAAACCAAAGCTTAAGATCATGGGAATTGAAGCCATTAAGTCTTCTACTCCTGCAGCATGTCGTGTAGCATTCAAGGAATTGTTTAATATTCTAATTAGTGGTACTGAAGAACAAACGCAAAAGTTTATTGCTGACTTTAGAAATAGATTCGCTGCACTGCCAGCCGAAGACAAAGCATTCCCTCGTGGAGTATCATCTGTTAAGGAATACATGGATGATAAGATCATCTATAAGAAAGGTACGCCAATTAATTCGCGTGCTTCAATCTTGTATAACTATATGCTTAAGGAAAAAGGTGTAGTAAACAAGTATGAAACTATTAAGGACGGTGAGAAGATCAAGTACATTCATTTGAATCCTCGCAATCCTCTTAAGGAAGATGTCATTGGATTCTTCACAGTGCTTCCACCCGAGTTTGGTTTACATCAATACATTGATAATGACACTCAGTTTGAAAAAGCATTCCTTGATCCAGCGTGTCTAATCCTTAATGCAATCGGTTGGAAGCCAGAACCGACAGCTTCGCTTGAAGACTTCTTCAGTTGAATTTACATTTAATTATACGTGGTGTATAATTATCCAATATGGATAAAAGGAGATATAATGAGTATTCTAGATAAGATCAAAAAGAATTCCACAATTAAAGAGAGTGCAATACTTTCTCAATCAAAGTTCTTCACTAAGAAGGATATGATTCCTACGTCGATCCCCATCATTAACGTAGCGTTGAGTGGAAGAATGGATGGTGGACTTACTCCCGGTCTTACGATGTGGGCCGGTCCGTCAAAGCATTTCAAAACTGCATTCAGTTTGTTGATGGCGCGTTCATACCTCGACAAGTACCCTGACGCAGCGTTGCTATTCTATGATTCAGAGTTTGGTACACCACAATCTTATTTCGATTCGTTTGGTATTGACACTGAACGTGTATTGCATACACCAATCACCGACCTTGAGCAACTTAAGTTTGATGCAATGCAGCAAATCGATAATTTTGAACGTGGCGATAAGATCATGATCATTATTGATTCTATCGGTAACCTTGCTTCTAAGAAAGAAGTACAAGATGCTCTTGATGGTAAGTCAGTTGCTGATATGTCTCGTGCTAAACAAATTAAATCTTTGTTCCGCATGGTAACACCTCACTTAACTATCAAAGATATTCCTATGGTAGTTGTTAATCACACATACATGGAGCAAGGACTTTATCCTAAGGCAATCGTCTCGGGTGGAACTGGTCCTTACTACTCGGCCGATAACATTTTTATTCTCGGTCGTCAACAAGAAAAGGAAGGAACAGAAATTGTTGGCTATAATTTTATCATCAATGTCGAGAAGTCTCGATACGTCAAAGAAAAATCTAAAATACCTGTTAGCGTATCTTTTGATGGTGGTATTAGTCGTTGGTCTGGCTTACTTGACCTTGCGCTTGAATCCGGACACGTTATCAAGCCAAGCAATGGTTGGTATCAAAAAGTAGACAAGGAAACTGGCGAAGTTGATCAGAAGAAGTATCGCATTAAAGAAACCGACACTAAAGATTTTTGGATGCCTATTATAACGTCTGCATCATTCAACGAATTCGTTATAGCTAAGTATCAAATTTCTCACGGCGATATCATTAGAGATGAGGAGATTGAAGCCGACTTAGTAGAAGTTGAGGAGCTCGTAGATGATTGATATAGATCCAAAATACGTAGGCAACGAAAGATATACCTTCGTTGAAATTGAACACCGTGATCAACCGGTATACGCTGTTGAATTACTAAAAATTCCTTTCAGTGGTATAATGGTTGTATATGGAAGAGTAGCATTAGTGCCAAATGATGATGGCATTAGTGCAACACTCTCGTTTGATTACGAGATAGTAAGACATATTCCAGGTCAATGGACCGAAGCTCAACTCGAAGAGTATCTTGGCGAGATACTTGAAGAGATACTCGAAAAACAAGCGCAGAAAGGCGAATTGGTATTCATTAATGGCACAGATGACGAAGATCGAGAAAACCGTACTATCCAACTTACTCCACAATGAGGACTACTGCCGCAAGGCTGTTCCTTTCATTAAGGCTGAGTACTTCAACGATCCATATGAATATGTCGTTGCCGACGAACTACTTAAGTTCTTCAACACATATAACAAAGCTGCATCACTTGAGATCCTTGCAGTTCAACTCAGTCGCCGTAAAGGCGTAAATCAAGATCAGATTGAAGGTCTTGAGAAATACATTAACACACTTACATTTGCAACCGATAACCAAGAGTGGTTACTCGAGAATACTGAAAAGTTTTGCAAACAGCGCGCAGTCACCAATGCAATCCTAAACGCATTCGATATCATTGAAGGAAAAGACAAAACGCATACTGAAGATGCAATCCCAAGTATGTTGTCAGAAGCGCTTTCCGTTTCATTCGATAAGCACATTGGCCATGACTATCTTGAAGACTTCAATGATCGTTATGACTTCTATCACCGTGTAGAAGAAAAGCTTGAGTTCGATCTTGATATGTTTAATAAAATTACAAAGGGTGGTCTATCTAAGAAAACCCTTAACGTAATTCTTGCTGGCACTGGTGTTGGTAAGTCATTGTTTATGTGCCACGTTGCTGCGGCAGCTCTAGCACAATGTAAGAACGTTCTATACATCACTATGGAAATGGCCGAGGAACGTATCGCTGAACGTATCGATGCAAACCTTTTGAACATGACTATGGATGAACTTGGTAAAGTAGAACGAGACATATTTGAAACTCGCATCAATAAACTTATTAAGAAAACATCTGGGAAGTTGATCGTTAAAGAGTATCCCACCTCGGCAGCTCATGCTGGTCACTTCAAAGCTTTGCTTGAAGAACTTAAATTAAAGCGAAACTTCAAACCAGATTTAGTCATTATCGACTATCTTAACATATGTTCTTCAGCTCGTATTAAGTATGGAGCCGGAGTTAATTCATACACATATGTTAAGTCTATCGCCGAGGAACTTCGTGGTCTAGGTGTAGAATATAACGTACCTATTCTCTCGGCCACACAAACTACTCGAGGTGGATATGATAACACTGACGTTGATCTTACAGACACTTCTGAATCCTTCGGTCTTCCCGCAACTGTTGACTTTATGTTTGCTCTTATTAGTACCGAAGAGTTGGAAAATCTCAACCAGATCATGGTTAAACAACTTAAGAATCGTTATAATGATCCTTCTTACTACAAGCGTTTTGTTATCGGTGTGGATCGCTCTAGGATGAAGTTATATGATGTTGAAGAATCTGCTCAGAAGAACATTTCAGATTCTGGGCAAGATGATGGACCCGTATTTGATAAGACATCATTCGGTCAACGTATGAAGCAAGCCGGTGATGGGTTCAAATTTTAGTTTTACATTTAACACAATAGTGATACAATACTATTTTACGACAGGAGAAAATTATGTCAGTCAAATTCGTTAAACTCGTAAGTGGCGATGAGCTCGTTACTGAAGTTCAAGACAATGGTGATTCCGTTGTACTTACAAAAGCAGCAAAGATTAGTTCTCTATTTGAGTTCGCTGATCCGCCTCCAACACCAAAGACTCGTGTTGATGTGTTTGCGCCTCATTCTCAAGGTCTTCGCTTTAAGATCTCTAAGCAACATATCATTTTTATCGAAGATCCACATCCAACTTTGCTTGAATACTACAACAGTAGCTTCTTGCCAGGTCTTCCTAAGGAGTAAACATGAGTCATAATTGGGTATGGGATATGGAGAGAATGCATAACAAATATGGCGTCTCTCCAGTTGTTGAGAACTTCGACAAAGAAAAACTTCGTGCATTCCTTGAGTTTCGTATTAAGTTTTTACAAGAAGA